AAGCATCAGGTACCGTGGCCCCAGAATTTTACTGCGCCGTCGGTTCAGGCGGCGGTGAGTGGGATTGGCATTGCTGCTGCTGATCTAAACGTTGGGACAGGACATATTGGGGCTGTTATTGACACGTTTAGTCAGCCGAATAATACGTCGTATAGCAATGCATATGACGGGGTAACGGTGCCGTATTGGATGAAGGCTACGGCTGCGGGTTATCCGCAGGTGTATGCTGAGGCATCCGTGAATTCGTTCCGTCAGGCGTTTTTGGTGCAGCAGCTGCTGGAGCGAGATGCTCGTGGGGGCACTCGGTATACTGAAATTATTAGATCGCATTTTGGTGTTGTGTCGCCTGATGCTCGGCAGCAGCGGCCCGAGTATATTGGCGGTGGCAGTTCGTCGCTGAATATTACGCCTGTTGCGCAGACGACAGGTGGTGCTGGGACGATTGGTGTGCTAGGTGCTGCGGCGACGGCGGTTGGGAAGCATATGGCTTCGTACGCGTCGACCGAGCATGGATATGTTATTGGTTTGATGAGTGTACGTAGTGAGTTGTCGTATAATCAGGGTATTCCGCGGACGTTTAGTCGGAATACTCGGTATGATTTTTATTGGCCTTCGTTGGCGGGGCTTGGTGAGCAAGCTATTCTCCGGAAGGAGATTTATGCCACTGGTAATGCTAATTCAGATGATGCAGTGTTTGGATATCAAGAGCGGTGGCATGAATACCGCACACGGTATTCTGAGACCACCGGACGTTTTCGGACGTATGTTACCGGTACTTTGAATGCGTGGCATTTGACGCAGAATTTTGCTGGCGCACCAACGCTTGGGCAGACTTTTATTGAAGATAACCCGCCGATGGCTCGAGTACTTGCGGCGGGTGGAGACGCCGCAAGCTCGAATATTGAGTATCTTGCTGATATTCTTATTCAGCGTGAGGCGGTTCGTCCGTTGCCGATGTTTGGTACGCCTGTGACGCTTGGTCGGTTCTAATGGCGTTTCCAGCTATATTTGGTACGATTGGTAAAGCGATTGGTAAGTTTGCTCCCGCCGCCCTAGATATTTTAGGGCGGCGGCAGCAGAATGAAGCGCAGCGAGCTGAGGCGAGGCGAGCTGAGGCTTTTGCGGAGCGTATGAGTAATACGCAGGTTCAGCGACGTAAGGCTGATTTGGAAGCTGCCGGATTTAATCCGGCGTTGGCTTTTGGAGATAGTGCCAGTTCCCCTGGGGGAATTCAGGCGCAAATAGGGGGAGAGTTGGGCGGCGCAGTGTCGTCCGCTCAGGCTGCGGCGATGAATAGAGCCCAGTTAGATTTGGTGCGTAAGCAGATGGATATTGCCACTCAGCAAGGTATTAAGGCGAAAGCTGATGCTGAGGTGGCTGGTTTTGACGCTGAGAAGCGTTCAATGGAGCAAATGGTTTGGAACGCGATTGCGAGTGGTCGTCAAGTGAATATGGATTCGCCATTGGCGAAGAGTATTGCGTCGCAGTTTGAAGCGACGGCTATGGCTCCTGATTCTATTCGTGCGAGTAATTCGGCATTGGCTGCTCAGGCGAATGCGTCCGCTATGAGTGCGGCCGTTCAAGATTTTGATCGTAAGTTTTTGGAGCAGATGCAGACAGATAAGGGTAATCTTTCTAAGATGCTTAATATGATTGTACCTATTCTGAGGATGTTTAAATAATGGCGTTTTCTATTGATGATTTGGCTAAGATTGCCGCGAAGGAAGTAGTGTGTGATGTAGTGTGTAATTTTGAGGAGGATATGACGCGGCAAGAGTATAAGGAGGAGTGTGATGTAAATCACATTTTGCGTCAGCATGGTTATGTGGTGCGACCTGTTCAGTATGGGGCGCACAATTTTGATGAGGATTTGACTGCACAGATGCAGTCAAGGTCTGTGTTTCAGTTGTGGTATGACTCGGCTCCCGCCGATGTGCGCGAAGCGTACCCGGAACTAGGGTCTTTTTTGGCCGCATTTGGCTCAGGAGCGTTTAAGACGGGGCTGGCAGGGGTGGAGGTACCCTCCACGCCTGAGAGCCCCGCGCCAAGCCAGCCGGAGGCTGGCGCGGCAGGTTAGCACGTATACTATACTTGATAAATACGTGCTAACTGACAGCTTTTCACCTACACGGAGGCAAAGATGCGTCGCATGGGTATGCAGAAAGGGAAGTCGGCCCGTCGGTTTAAGGGCCGCGCTGGTAAGACAATGGCCCTCAACCTCCGCAATCCGCTGCGCGGTGGTTGGAGGCTGTAAGCGTGGCATGCCACCATCCGTTTCGGATGTGGCGGCATGACGGCAAAGTAACGCTGAGGAGGCCAGAGTCTGATGATCGCGAAGCGATGGATATGCCGTGTGGTGGCTGTCTTGGGTGCCGTATGGACCGAGCTAGGTCGTGGGCTATCCGTAATCGTTTGGAGTTGGCGAATCATGAGAAAGCGTGCTGGACTACACTCACGTATTCGGATGAGAACTTGCCCGCGTATCGGTCCATTAGGCGAGATCATCTCTCCGGCTACATTAAGCGTTTACGAGCGCGTTTGTCGGCTGAAAAAATCCGATTTTTTGGTTGCGGAGAGTATGGCGAGCGTGGTGGGAGACCTCACTACCACGCGATTTTGTACGGTATCGACGGTGGTGAATCCTCGATCCGTAAGGCTTGGTCGTTTGGGCATGTTGGAGTACATGCGTTGACCCCTGCCGCCATCAAGTATGTGGCGGGTTATTGTTCGAAGAAAGAGGGGTGGCATGGTGAATTTCAGGAGGTGCTTGACAAAAGCACTGGAGAGTTGTATGGTCGAGAAGCGCCGTTTTTGTTGATGTCCAGGAGACCTGGCATTGGTGGAGAGGCGCGTAAGCATTACTCGAGTTGGGCGAGGTATGCGGTGTTGGATGGGACGAAGTATCCCGTGCCGAGGTATTTGCACGAGGCGTTTAAGAAGGACGCAGATCCGCAGCTGGTAGAGGAAGTGCAGTTTGAGCGTTGGAAGCATAGAAAGGCTTTTACGCGGGAACAGTTGGACGCGTCTGAGGCGGTTGCCAAAGCGCGGCTTTCACTTCAATCAGCAAGGAGAACGTACGGATGATGTCTGTTTATGGGATTCGCGATAAGGTCGCGGAGAGTATTGGTCAGCAAGTGTGGCTGTTTAAGGCCGATGCTGCTGCGATTCGATTTTTTCATGATGTGCTTAGCGATGCTAAGAGTTACCCCGCTAATCATCCTGACGATTATGAGCTTGTTGTGCTTGGTGTGCTTGCGGATGATGGGGTTATTACGACGGACGGATGTCCGGCTGTAATTTTTTCTGGCACGCAGTGGAAGGCGGCGAAGGACGCTGCCGAGGCTGCTAAACTTGATGAGGCGATTGGCTAATGGCTGGGTACCAGCTTCCGGCGCGTAAGCTTGCGAGTCAGCAAGATAGCGCGATGATTCAGCGGCCTGATGTGCCGCGTTCGAAGTTTGTTGGGTCGTTTACTCGGAAAACGACTTTTAATGCAGGATTGCTTATTCCGTTTCTTGTGGATGAGGTGTTGCCGGGTGATCATCTAAAGTATGATTGCACGGCGTATGTGCGTATGGCTACGCCGTATTTTCCGATGATGGATAATCAGCGCGTTGATACGCATTTTTTCTTTGTTCCTAATCGTTTGGTTTGGGACAAGTGGAAGCGTTTTATGGGTCAGCAGGCGACGCCTGATGAGTCTATTGATTTGACGCTTCCTAGGGTTGAAGTGTCGACGGCTGCGCAAGTCGGCACGTTGCCTGATTACTTTGGATTGCCTGTTGGTGGTCAGCTTGGTGTTGATATTGAGGTTAATGCACTGCCGTTTCGTGCGTATAATTTGATTTACAATGAGTGGTTCCGCGATGAGAATCTTATTAATTCCGCGTTTCAGACGACGGGTGATGCGTTAGTTGGTAGTGGTAATTATCCTGTTCGCCGTAGGGCGAAGTCACAGGATTATTTTACGAGTGCGCTACCGTGGCCCCAGAAGTTTACTGCGCCGTCGATTCAGTCGGCGGTGAGTGGGCTTGGCATTGCGGCTGCTGATCTAAACGTTGGGACAGGACCTATTGGGGCTGTTATTGACACGTTTAGTCAGCCGAATAATACGTCGTATAGCAATGCTTATGACGGGGTAACGGTGCCGTATTGGATGAAGGCTACGGCT